GCATTGTGCAGTTTCGCTCAGGCAACACTTCCTTCCGCCGCAGTTAGCGCAGCCGAAGCGTATTCAGGAAACGAATACATGGCGTTCTTCTACCCTTGGGTAAAAGTGCCTGTAAACGAGACCGGAACCGTAACGGTGAACATTTCACCAGAAGGCTACGTAGCCGCTGCACGTTCCCGCACACATAACAGTACGGGCCCTTGGAAGGCATACGCAGGACTTGCGTCGGAAGCAAACTTCGTTTCAGACACAGTTCATGCAATTAGCCGTTCCGAAGGCGACACACTCGAGGCAGCAAAAATCAACCCGCTTCGCGTAATCAACGGTCGTGTTCGTATCTACGGCGCACGCTCAATGTCGTCCAACCTTGCGCAGTGGCGATTTATCACACACCGCGAGACAATTAACTACATTGTTACCCAAGCCAACACCTCGCTAGAGTCTTTGGTGTTCAGTAACATTGATGGTCGCAAGACAATCTACGCCAATATCGTGAATGCGCTTCAGTCGGTTATGGAGCCAATCCGCATTGCGGGTGGTCTGTACGAAGGTTTCGCAGCCGATGGGCGTCAGATTGACTACGGCTACACGATCAAGGTTGATGACTCACTCAACCCACTTTCGCAACTAGAGACTGGCACAGTAAAAGCCAAGCTTGGTGTTCGCGTTTCTGGAGTTGGTGACAAAATCAATGTTGAACTAATCAAATCCAACCTGACAACCACGTTGGCATAACGGAGGATCACCGATGGCACGAGAAGTATTCAAGAATCTTGCTACGCAACGTCAGATTGTTGCCAAGATCAAGCCAACAACTGCTGGGCAGGGCGCTGAATTTCCAGACTATTTCACACAGGTGAGTGGTGGAGAAATTACGGCATCGGTTGAAAAGGTGTACCACGGAGCAGATTTGTTCCCTGAGACGCTTTGCGCACCACCAGAAATCGGCGATGTGACCGTAACGGGCTATGTTTCACAAGATGCTTCGTTCATCAAGAAACTCCAAACCCTCCGCCAGCTCGTTGGTCGTCTTCGTTACGACATAAACATCCATATCATGGACTGTGATCTTGCGGTTCCTGGTTCAGATCGCCAGTACACGGGCGCCCTTCTTGTCGGTTTGACAGAGCCAGACGGCGACGCAACTTCAGGAACACCAGCGACCTTCGCACTGACATTCAGTATTTCCACGGTTGCCACCCCAACCGCATAAGTGGTTGCATTTGGGTAGGTGACGCTGTGTTAGCGTATCGCCTATGACAAACTTCAATTTCACAGACGACGATGATGTATCAGTTATCGGCTCGGATACCCTCTTAGATCAACTTAAGTCGGTTATCGCCAAGTCGGTTGAGCGTGAGGAAATCTACTTAGAGGTTCCAGAACGCCCTAATGTTTTGTTGCGTATTTCGCCGAACATTACACAGCACCAGCTCAAGTCCTGGCGTCGTAACGCCGGCGAAGATCGCAAGCAAGGTTTGGACACCGTAAAGTTTGGTTGCTCGGTGATCGGTCATACCACGACTGGAATCATGTTCAACAACGAGATTGTCACCAACAGTGCAGGTGTAGCAGTAACTTTTGCTTCACCAGAGGTTCTGGAGATGACAAACACATCACGACCTCTTCCAGATTGTGTGCAAGCATTCTTCGGAATTGAGCCACACATTGAAGCCGCTGCTGTAGCAATTATGGAAGCTTCTGGCTACGGGGATCTAGTTGATACAGTGGACCCTACGAAGGGATCCTCGGAGAACTAGTTGACGATACGCGTGTGCAGATTGCCGCGCGCTTGGCAGAAGTTTTCGGATGTGATCCCGTCCAAATGTTGGATAAGACGGAACACGAATGGTTGATTCTTTTGGCGTGTGGTAAAATCATCTCCAAGGATCGGGAAAAACAGGAAGCTGAAGCGAAGCGTTCGCGCTAACAATTTGGCTGGAGCGCCCCAATATGTTCATAACTGTTTGGGAGTTGTATGCCCGCTGATCGCGACAGAGTTGTCATCAAGATTGATGTTGATGCAGACACGAGCGGGATTGAGCGCGTCCGTAGGAAACTTGAGGAATTGTGCCGTGAGGCCGATGATTGTTCTAAAACAATGGATCGGTACAACGAGAAAATGCGTCAAACAAGCGAGATTGAACGCAAAACAAAAGTTGATCATGATCGTTTAGGTAACTCCATGAGGAGCCTTGGTCGCCATACAGGGCAAGCAGCGAGCCGCTGGGATGGTTTCCGTAAGTCGGTTATAGGTGTTCTCCAGCTTCGCAAAGAAATCGGCAACTACATCAAGGGTGTTGGTGGTCTGATTAAGAAAATTGCCAGCTTCCCACCTTATGAAATAGCTGGAGCTTTTGCTGCAATAGCTGCTTCTAACTTGATTTTCAGACAAGGTGCAGGTTTCATCAATTTATATAGGGGAGCTCTAAACAGTCTCACCTATGCATTTAGTGCTGCCGCGGTAGCGGCTGCAACTTTTGTTGCGGCGCAACAACAGTTTAAAGCCACCTCATCGGGGGCTTTGTATAGCAAGGGCGCAGCGAATACCAGTAATCGTTTTGAGGCCGCATCTGGTGCGATGCAAATGCTCACATCGGATAAACAGCTTCAGGTGTTTGGTGGAAAGTCTCTTGAGGCAGCATTCGGTACAGTTAGTAAACAGAAGCAGGTTGAGGGCGCTGACGTTGCCGCCTTGCGTGGCTTGGGTAACGTTGCGGGTGGAATTGGTGGCGACATTGGAAAGAACTTTGAGAAAGCTGCCGAGTTCTATGCGGAACTAGTTAAGAACAAAGGTCTTGGTGGAAATACTTCGGCGCTGGCAAAAGAACTTGGTCCTGATTTCAGTAAAATTCTTGATGAAGCCAAAGGTCTTGGGATCAATACATTTGAGGAATTTCAGACTGCGTTAGCGAACGGCGAGCTTGGACCAACATTCAAAGAGAAGTACAAGGGTCAGCTCGAGGCGCTCAACAACACACTCGTAGGTCAGTTCAAGAGTGCATTCTCGGATCTCAAACTCGCCCTTCAGGATATGGGTGGCGGGTTCCTGCAACCAGCATCAGATGCTCTCACCCGACTGCAGTCAATATTTGAAAGAACACTCATTCAGTTGGCTCCCGTTCTTGGTGAGTTTGGTTCAGGTTTCTTCATGGATGTAGTTGATCTAGTTGATAAAGCTGCTACCCGTATCACCAAAATGGTTCTCGCATATCAAGGTGGAACTGGAGAATTCTTTGATCTTATAAAAACTGGCTGGACTAAGGTTTCCGATGCATTTGAGGTTGTTCAGGACTACTTTAAGAAGTTTGAAGAAGCTGGCGGGATAATTGTTGATATGTTTGCGCCTGTAATCAAGGCTATAGGCACATCACTCAATGGAACCATGAATGATGTAAACAGGCTGGTTGTTCAGAACAAGCCTGCATTAATGTCGTTCTCCGATGCGCTCGTTGGAATGGTCAATGCAATAAGTAATTTCTCCACGATGACCAAGAATGCCCTGTTTGCGATAATTCCATTCCTCACCCAAGCCGTGAAGTTCTTTGGAATGCTATTCAGTGGGTTTGCGAAGTTCGGCAACATGATGATGAAAATATCTAAACCACTTGGTGCGCTTGTTGCGCTATATGCGACGAAGAATGTTGCTGGCCGATTCTTCTCGCAAACCGGCGAGCGATTCGGTAAAGACATGTCTGTCAAAGCGAACAATGTTTATGTAAACGGAGCCCCTGTCGGTGGTGCTGGTGCTGCTGGTTCGTATCGTGGTGGTGTTCCGTTGGGTGGTCAGGCAGCGGCAAATCTTGGTGTCGGTTCACGTATGCGTAATGCGATGGCAGGATCGTGGCGTGGCGATATGGCTCGAGGAACAGGATTCTTTGGAAGCATAGGCAATGCTGGTGGAGCTGCAAGAACAGCATTTGGTCGCGCAGGGGGATTCTCAGGCATGGGGCTTGGTATGCCTGGAATGATGGGTGCAACATTTCTAGGTGGCGCAATGTCATCGTCAGGCAATGGACTTGTTAGTGGTGTCGGAAACACTTTGATGGGTGCTGGCATGGTCGGAAGCATGACCCAGGGTGTGAAAATTCCTGTTGGTGGAAAAGTCGGATCACTCGGTGCAGGTCATCTTGCTGGCATTGCTGCCACGGGAATAGGCGCATATAAAGCATCTGATTTCATTACTGGTGGGGGGTTCGTACAGAACACACTTGGTCTGGGGAACACAAGCGGGATAGCAGCAAAGGTAGCTTCTGGTGGTATCGGTATGGCTGCTGGTGCTGGTACTGGTGCCGCGATTGGTGCTGCGATTGGTTCAATTCTTCCTGGGGTTGGAACCGCAATCGGCGCTGGTGCGGGTGCAGTTATTGGTGGTGTTGTTGGTGGAATAAAGGGTTGGATGAATGCAGGAAAGAATAAGCGTTTAGCGACCGAAGCCGCTGAATCCCTTG